CGTATGAAGTCATTGTAAAAGACTTATACTGCTCGTTGTTACCATCTAACTGATGTAACCTATAAAAATGGTTCTTACCCTTTGGAGTTGAGATAAGTAGTACTTTCTTACCTTTAACTAATACAGTTGCTCTAAGAACCTCTGTCCATGCTTTCTCATCCATAAAAGCAAACTCATCACAAACAAGGTAATCGAATGTAAAGCCTCGAATGTTATCGTATCTCTCTGCTGAAAAGAATTGAAGTGTTGAGCCATTGCAGAAACCTATCTTTAACTTTTGGCTATCCTTTTTAACTATAATACCCTCACTATGTGCAAAGGCTCTTACTACTTGCTCATAGACTTTGTTAGCTTGATTGTAAACGGGTGATACCCATGCACATTCACACTTACCTTTAAGTAACCAAAAAAGTATTTGATTTGTAGCTAATAAAGATTTACCAAACTGCCTACCAATATTTATAACATAGTATTTGTATGGTTCTTTATTAATTGAATCATGTATCTTGGCTTGGTTCGGATGGGGGTTGTATAGTGTTACCGAAGTCGACATTAACAGATTGGTTTATATTGTTTTGTGTGCTTTCATCTTTCCAATTGTGTTTATTCTTTAACTTAAATATTGCACCTTGTGTAGAACCTGCCCACATTAATTTCTGTTCATTATCACCTTCTAAAATAGACTCAATTATATATATAGCGTTCGAAAACAGCGGGTTATCTTTATAATCTTTCCATGAAGAACGTGAATAGAATTTAAGGTGTAACCTAAGATGTGCCTCTGCATATTTACCTTTTTGAGTTTCATCAGCCCACTCAAAGTATTCCATAGCTGTTTCAATAAGTTCATCGGGTGTGTTGTATATACGAGGTCTGCCCCCGTTATAATTTTCACGAACCATTTGCCAAGCGTTCTTAGCTGTGAACTTGCCTTTCTCATCTCTACCTTCCTGGCTCATTTACTTAGTAGTATAAATAACACTATCCAAAATAGGATTGTATTAAATGTTATTAATTGTCTAATATATTTTAACCTATCATACATAAATGATATTCTTTGTAGGTTATCTACTTCGGCTTGTGTGCGCTTTTCATTTTCTTTTAGAAACGCATCAATTATTTCTTCGTTTGTCATATTCCTTTATCTTTAATTATTGTTAAAATAAAAGTTGCTAAGTCTGTTCTGCATGATCCACATCCAATGTTAAATGGTTGGTTGCCTACTTCAATAGCTAATTGGTTTAAGTCTACCCAATCAATTGAAAGGGAATAGTTTTTACCATGCTGCTCCCAATCTAATAACGTTTGCTTGTATTTCAGTAGTTTGTCAATCATCTTAATAAGTACTTATCGTTAGCTTGTTCAATCCATGCAGCTACTAAAGCCATTGCCAAAGGTACGCAAATTAAATTAAATATACCACTATAATTGAAACATTGATACGTTAATTGTGTCCAAAAGGTTAAACATAAGGGGCAGTTAAATGGTTTCCTTCTTAGTACTTTTGGTTTTGGAATGTACTTAGCTACTATGTAAGCTGCTAAAATTAATATTGTTATTTGCATATTTCGTTAAATGGTTTAAGTGGATAAATTGTTAAGTTTCCGTTTACTGCTATTGATTTGATGTTTAATTGATTGTATTCATATATTAAATTCCAACCGCCTAAAGATGCGCCTAAATTCCCATCAAATAGTTCTTCATTAGCTGCAGTTGATTTGCTTACTAATTCAGTTAACCATTGTGGGGCATCCTTTACAAGTTGTTGAGAGTGTGCGTGTTTTTGAGTAGGTGAATAATGTTTAAGGTCAACACCTGCAAGTATTATTTCACTTGCTCCCATTAAAGATGCCAGGTTAACAGCACAATGTATTACATCATAACCTCCTATTACTTTTTTTGTTTGCCATGCTTTGTTAAAACTCCAAGTGTTAAAGTCTTTGTCTATTCTAATTGTACGTTGTTTGATTGTTTTTATACCACGATTAAGAAGTATAACTCTGCAACGTTTTTTAGTTAAATTAAGATACCAATCGGAGTAGTTAGCAGTTTCATCGGTAAATACTGCATAATTAAATTTGTTAAAATGATATGTAGCTGAGTTACAAGCTATAATAATATCATCCTTAGGTATTTTTGAGGGTATTACATCCAGGAGTGAGCCACCCGAACCACACACCCAAAAGCGTTTACCTTTATGCTTGTCTATAATTTCTTCCATATACAAATGTGTAATAGTTTCCGTATTCTTTATTTTCGTGATGTTCGTTAGTTACAATGTGGCCGTAGTTGTATGGTAGTACATCGTAATAATTAAACAACATCGACATAACTGCCTGGTCGTGTCGGTGGTTTTTAAATGTTGGTGAGTTATCAAATGCACCTAACTCACTCATTATTGCTATTGTATCAAATATTCTTTTAGCTGAATACTTTGTAAAGTCAAATCCAATACACCCACCCCATACTTGCGGCGGGTTATTACTTTGTAAATATCCTTTGTGAGATAAGATAGCTAAACACTCAGGACTTATGTAATCTTTAGTTTCAAAGCCTAAGTTATGAAAGCACATAACACCCTTATTACTTTGTTCTAAAAGTTTTAACGGACATTTGTTTAATGTAATAGAACTATCTAACCAAATTATCTTATCATACCCCATTTCTCTTGCATGGTCTATTAATCCAAATTTGAATTGATACGGTGTAACGCTGTGAGGGTTACAAGTCCATGTGCTTGGTTGAGGTAACTCAGTTATCTGTGTTAACTTCATACCTGCAAACTCATTTCTATTCCCATCCATTGTGTAAAATAGATAATCATATTGCCAATGGTCCTTAACGCTTAGATAAACATTTTCTGAAGCCTCCAGGTAATTATCTCGACCTTTTGAAGCAAATGATATTATTAATGGTTTAGACATATTCTTTTTGTGATGTTGAGTATTTGTAATGGTAAACGGGTTGTGTAATATTTTCTTCTGTTCTTAAATGTGGGTTAAGCCTTCTGCTATATTCCTTATCCTCGCCATTGCTTATGTTTGGAAACATAGCTAATAAAGCTAATTCTCTTTTAACGGGGCTTATGTGGTTTGTTCGCCTTAGGTAAACTAATTCCCCTCCCTGATAGTCATCCATATCCTGGTAATCTTTTGATAAATACCAGCGTGTTGGTCTGCCACCATTTATTGTGTAAGTTCCTTGTGTTCCAATGCAATCGGCATCTGTTTTCATTGCATTTAACATTAGTTCAATGTAATTGTCAGCTACCTCATCATCATCATCAATAAATACAATGTACTTACCACTTGCAGCTAATAACAATTCATTAGCCTTTGCACCGCTTGTAATCTCTTTGTTATCTCTGTTAACTAATACTTCAACATTAAAGTAATAATTACCTTTAACTATTTGAGTATAAAGGTTTGAAAGTAAGCTATTAAGCATTGCCTCACGATTGTAAAGTGAACGGATTAAAATAGATATTATCATACTACTGCTATTAAGTTTTCGTTATTTTGGTATATTACTCTCATATTAAATTTAGTTAGGTAATCAATATACTTTTGTTTTTCTACTCCATTGTGTTCGATACATAAACAACTGCAACCTAAATCTAATAGGTCGATTTGCTCCAGTATCTTATAATCATAACCTTCGGCATCTATTGTAATGAAGTCATATTTGCGGTCTATTCGGTTCTTCATAAAATCGTTAAAAGTAAAAGCCATAACTGTTACCTCATTCCAGGTAGTTGTATGCTCCCACTTTTGCTTATCTGCTAAAGATAATGTACTAAGTAAAGCACTATCACCTTTACCTAAATGCTCACCACTTACCCAAAAAGAAAGTAAGCCAGTGTAATCACAAATAGCACATTCAATTGTATTTACTTTATCGTTTGTAATATACAATTCTTTTAGCTTTTTGTATGTTAATGGTGCAGGTTCTACTAAATCAGCACTCCAACCATTAAGTATTAATGCTCTGCTGTTAGATAGTGTTTCGCCATCATTTTCACCTATTGAAAGTAAAGTCCCTACCTTATCACCAAAGTAATTAAGTATTATTTCTTGTTCTTGGTTCTGACTAAAGTTTTGCATACTTAGGTGGATTAATTATTAAATGTTGAGGTAAATCATATTGCCTTGCTTTACGTTCTAAAATTACTTTGTAATCGTGATCCCACATTTCGGGAGCTTCCGTCTTTTGATATTGAGCATCACTCTCAGCAAGTCCCCATGCCGGGTGCATATGCCTAAACAATATCTTATTATCACCCATGTATCTGTATTTGCCTAAAAGTACTGCTACTTCGGTAGCTTCGGCATCACACCACAAGGATTTGTAATCGGGATGATAAATGTAGTTAAATCTCTCATAATACTCTTTTCCCATGATTGACATGGTACTAATGTTTTCTTTTTGATTCCCATCTGAATAGTGAATAAATTGATCTAAGTTACCCTTAAAGTCCTGGCGAATAATATTATCAAAGCCTTTATTAGTAAATACCATATCGTCAGAAGTGTTAATTAGTATATCCCAATCCTTAACTATATCTAAATCTCTATTAATAGCATCTATTTTAGACTTACTAATTCCGTAAACTATTGTAACGTTTGAATGTACATAGCTAAAGTTCTTCATGCTATCATCATCAAAGTCTGCACTAACTAATATTGTAAAGTTATCGGATTTGCAGTTTTCAATTATATTATTAATTGAGGCCCTGGCCTTTTCAGGTCGTGAACGTGTTGCTAACTTAAATAGTATGTGTTCTTTCATTATGTAAAATTAACAAAATAGTTTTTATCATTCACTTCTTCAACAAACTTTATTCTATTCTTATCTATTTCTTTTTTCTTTACTTCATCACTTACTGAGGACAAAATTTGTCCATTATAATCCAAAGCCTTTAGATATTTATCTGTACTTCTTAACATTTGGTAAGGTGCTTTTGTAAAACCTGCCTTGTATATTCTTTGAGAGTATCCAGCGTGTTCAAATCCATACTGCCCATAGTCACCAAAAGCCCCTACCTTATCAACTACTTCCTTAGTAAGCATCATAAACACACCGCCACAATCTCTATAATAAGCTGTGCTACCTTTCCAATATATTAACCCATGTGAATCATTTAAGAATAAAGTGTGGTATTCGTTTGAACTTGTAAAAAAGTTTACCCAATCTTCATGGATAGGATAACAGTCATCATCAAACAGAAATATATAATCACAATCTTTTAATGCTTTTAAGTTCTCATTCTTTGAGTAAGCAACACCCCGATAATTCATATCGTTATGTACGTGCAAATGGTAAGGCTCTTTAGTATTATTTCTAAAGTTAATTAACCATTCATCTAATAAATGTTCTCTGTTTGGTGTGGTAGTTACGCCAATACCGATCTTAGTATTTGTTTTCTCGTTTCTGTCCATTTGTTTAAGTCGTGGTAAGTTCGTGTGTAATATTCCAAAGCATCTGCCTTATCCTGTCTATAATTTGGTTCGTTAATCATTTTCTTGATAGCCTTATACCAATCACTTTCATCATTTATCCAATGCCCTACTTGTTTAGGCAAAGTGTTATAAGGTAAAGCATTTTGCACAATAACAGCGTTTCTGTGCGCTCCTGCCTCTAACATTTTTATCTCGCTTTTAAAAGGGGTAAACACGCTACTAGCTAATGGTATTAAACTAACATCAATATAATTGTAAGCCTTACCATATTCTGTTACTGGCATAGCATCAATACGCTTGTAATGTTGTTTCCCTATTCCGTTGCAGCTTAGTACATTTTCATAATAGTTATAGTGTGGATTGTTATTGTAACCGCCTAAAACAAATTGACAATCCAATTTAAACATTGCCTTTTTTATTCCTGCTGCCATTAGTCTAACATCTTCAACATGATGAACTCCTGCCACATAACCAAACCTTAACTTATAACCTTGTACTTTGTTTTGTTTCCATTGTTCTTCGTTAGTATCTAAGCAGTTAGGTAATACATGAACATTTTTATTGTACTTTCTTACTTCTTTTGCCAGGTGTGAAGTAGTACAAGTTACTAAGTCAACTAACTTTAATATCTCAATTGTTTGCTCACTTATTTTATGTTCCTTGTAGGCTTTATGTAGCCAATGTGTAGCAGGTAAAATCCAATAATCATCAATATCAAATATTACTTTAAGCCCTAAAGATTGGTAACGTTTGATTAATTCGGGACTTCTGCCTTGTATATCAATCTCTCTTTGGTAAACAATAGCATCAAAATTTTGTAACTGCTCATCAGTCATCTTATGAGGCTCGTTATAAACATCACATTTGAACTCTACTAAATCACTTACCTTTGTGTAAGGTACAATTAGCCTATGATAGTTAAGTCCTGATAATTCTTGTATGTTTGTTTTAATCAGTATTTTCTTCATTGTGGGCTTTCTTTAAATTATCTTTAATTATCTTAATATCATTTGCAACTGTTCGATAAGGTATGTTTGTTTTTTTACTTACTGCTCTGCAATGCCCTAACTTAACGTACATTTTTAGTAGGTTTTTTTCGTAGTATTCAAATTCATCGGAGTATTTATCGTTAAGCATATTTGCTATCTCGTTATAAATAACTTCTTTTTCATCTTCTACTTCAACATCTTGGTTCTCCTGTAATGGCTGAAATGGTGTAATGTACTTTTGTCGAAACTTATTTGAGTGCCACGTTAACCAAACCACTTTAGCAAAAAAAAAGGATAAGTTTCTAATTTCTGTAAACTCATATTTCTTTTCGTGAATAAATAATATAGCTTCGGAGTGTAGATCATCTGCTAATTCATTATTCTTACATACGTTTTCTGTAATTATTCTATATTTTTTATTTAATAATTCAGCAAAACTCATTATGCAAATGTAATTAAAATTTTATAGTTGCAAACTTTTTACAAATTATTTCAATACGTTGTTAAAATGGGTCAACTCCTTAAATTGATCAAGGGAACGGATAAGATGGTATTCGTAACCAGCTTTTGTTATTCTTTGCTCAAAATCCTTTTGTTCAGCACTTTGAATACCTTTGTCTGTCTTTAATTCAATAAAGCATAGTTTACCATTCGGAAATATTACGACCAAATCGGATGCACCCTTTAAAAGTCCAGTTGCTTTAAAAGTCATTGCCTCACGAATATTCCTTGTTCCGCCATTGGGGATTGAGAATATTAGGCCTCTGTTTGGATTGTTTGTTAAGCAATAGTTATTGTTGAACCAAAGGTAAATCTGTTGCTGTAAGTAGTTTTCGCTTTTCATTTATTAAAGTTGTTATAAAATTTCTATGCCAATGATTGTTTTTTTTATTGTATTTCTTGCACCATTTAGATAATTCAATTAGACTAATATTTTCACAATATTCATTAGTTACTAATTCTTTATGCTTGTTTTGGTAGTTTACAATATGTTCAGCCACCTTGTGAAGTATAGCGTATTCCTTCCATCCTTTCTCTGCGGCTACTTCATAAAGCCTTTCTGTTGGTATATTGATAGGATTTTTTTTGATAAGCAAATATAGTTTCTGTTCTTTTTCTTGTGCATCTTGCTTTGCTTTTTCTTCTTCAAAACTATGGCCACAATTCTCACATATCAACTTTCTTGTATGTTGAATAAAACTACACTTTGGACATTCTTTTGATGGCATAACTCCATTACCATCTGATTTAGTGCCTTGTTTAAAATACTTTTCCCAATCGTAATAGTCATCATAAAAACCAAACCTATCAGTATTTTTACCTAAATCTATTATTGTAAAATGCTCCTTACCTTCATAAAGCCTTGAACCTCTGCCAATCATTTGAAGATATAAAGCAAGTGATTTAGTTGCTCTGTTTAGAAAAATAGTCTGAACGCTTGGCTCATCAAATCCAGTAGTAAGGACACCAACATTACATAGTATGGCATCATCTTCTAATTTAAACTTTTGAAGTATATCCTTTCTTTCGTTTGCAGGAGTTAATCCATCTAAATAATAAACATTATAACCGTCGTTTCTAAAAGCATTATAGACACAATTATTATGGTTAATATTAACATTGAATATAAGTGCTTTCTTATCTAAAGAATATTCCCTGTATGCTTTTAATACATTAAAAACCATTTGCTCTGATGAATAAAACTGGTCTAATTGATTTGTATCAAAATCGCCTCCTTTTGTTTTAAACTTCTGAACACCAACAACATCAGATGCAACTCCATAAGCTTTAGCATTTAATAAATAACCACTTTCAATTAAATTTGAAATTGTAGTAGGCATTAATAATTTTTGATACACATTACATAATGGTTCTGTTCCAATTGGTGTGGCAGTAACACCCAATACTTTTACATTTTCATCAGTAAAAAAAGGCATCTTTTTAAAGTTTCCAATGTGGCACTCATCAATAATAACAAGCCCAAACTTTGGAAGTTTATTAATCCTTCTATGTATCGTTTCAACCATACCTACATAATAATCATAATTGTCAGGTATTACCTTTATTCCATCTGAAATTGAGAAACATCTTTCTCCTAAAGACTTTTTTGCTTGTTCAAGTAATTCAGTCCTATGTACTAAAATTAGTATCTTTTTAACTTCAATAGCAAAAAACCTTTTGGCAATCTCGCAGAATGTAAATGTCTTTCCTGCTCCAGTAGGTAATTGTAATAGTACGTTTTTTTCTGTGCAACTTTCAATATCTTGAATTGATTGCCATTGATAATCTCTTAGCATATTAAAAAGGATCTTCTAAAAGTTCTTTACTTACTATATTATTATTGTTTTCAATCATAAACCAGCGTTGGCCATTGCTATTTCCTTCAACGTACTTTTCCTTTTTATACTCACAGTACTTTTTAATCCACTTAATAAAAGTTCTATTTGTAACAAACTTCTTACTATCTGGATACTCGTTTGAGAAAGCAATCATAAAATCATTCTTAATAATTCTAATATTATGGCTAATAGGATTATCATTAGTCCACTCATAAAATTCTTGACTTGTTTCATTTATGAATTTTCTTAACTCCAGGTTGTTTGTTTTAGACTTAACCAATCCGTTTTGTAAGTAATATTGTAGGCAGTTAATCATAAACTTATCAAACCTATTCCACTCATTAGTATTCCATTCATCGTAAAGTAAGTTACCAAATTGGTCTAATGGTGTGTGATGCACTCCAAAATAATCACTCATTTCTATTTCAAATATCCTTCTCTGAAAGCTGCCACCATCTGACTTAATAGTATAGTTAGTTGATATGATAATTTTAGGACTATCCTGCACTGGTATCTTAATAGCATCCTTACCTTTATATTCAATTGTTATACCTTCAGTAATTACTGAAAACAATCTTTCAAAGTCAAAATTCTTTCTAACATCATCAAATGCAAGTACTTGCGTATCTGTGTTTACAGTCTGAAATGCAAATGATTTATTAAAATCAAAAGTTTTACCATCAATTGTTGAGGTTTTCTTCATGTGGCCAATACCATTAATAATAATACCCTTACCGCTGCCACCATTTGGAGTATCGCTAATTGTTTCATCATTAAAAATAATAGCCTTATTATTACTTGCAGTTTTATGTGAGTGTAATAGGTAACCTATTACAGACTTCATTGTATTGTATTTCTCTCTATTTTGTCCTGATGCAAACCAAATAAAACTCCTAAACTGGCTTTCGTGATGGTCAACATCAACATAATCACGTTTAATAACTTGGGACTTCCAAACAAAAGAACTCATGCTATTGTAATCAATCTTTTCAATAGAATCCTTGTTTATTTTAAGTGCCAGGTTTTGGTAATAAATCATGGCAAAATCATTACTATCTTTATCCATTACTACATTAGCAGTATCAATCATGGATAGGTAGTTATTAGTAAAAATTCTTGTTTTATCGGCCACAACATCAAAAGCATCAATTTGGTTTTTAATAACCAGGTTAGTTAGTACCTCGTCTTTTATTTGATACTCAGTTAATATATCTAAAAAATTACCTTCCTTTTTTACAAAAATAAAAGTCTTTGTTTTCTCAGATGGGTAAAACTTATAATAGTTTAGATTTTCGAGATATAGCTTTAATCGGTAAGGAAGTATCTTTATTTCACCTTCTTTATCTAACTTCCAAAACTCATCAAACTTAATGTTATCTTTTATTAGCTTAATCTCTTTTACTAAGTTTTCAGCGTTTACCTCCTTAAATTTAGCAATAACATCTGTTTCCTTCTTACCACTTAATACAGCGTTTTCTATTTGCTTTCTCTTTTCTTTATCTTCAAAAGACTTACTTCCAAAGTTAGATGTGTTTTTATATGCTGAATTAATTAGAGAATTTATCTCATTTTCTGAGAAATCACTTTGAGTAAAATTTAGAAGGTATCTTTGGCAAACCATCTTATCTACTCCAAAATCATTAAATGCAATGGCTAACTTAAATAAAGATGAATTTCTTGCATTATTGTCAAACTTTGCTTTAAACCACTTTATTAGTCTATTAGCTATTTCATCACTATCAACTAAAGGAACGTTTGTAATTGTGCCTAAATTGATTACCTCAATAGGTTTCTCAGAGTAAGATGGTATAAATTTTTCAGAATCTAAATTTATATAAATATCTTCATCATAACTTTCAAAGCAAAGCCTTGTTATATCAGAGCCACTATCATCTAATAATGGGAATAACTCTTTTAATTGCTTAAAAATAAACTTATACTCATTATCATTCTCAATAACAGGTATCTTAACGAGTGCTTTTACTCCATTACCACTTGGACTAATCCAAGCTGACATGATAAAGTCATTAGATTTTAAATCTTCTTTAAACTGAAAAGCATCATTTAATTTATCAAAGTCTAAAATAGCAAGGCCACTACCTTGTTTTAATTTTTCTTTTTTATTTGCACTTTTTAGTTTATCGGTATATTCTTTTACTATACTATTTATAGATTTTCTATTCCTAAAAGTTTCATAAAGCCCTATTGCGGTTTTGAGGTTTTTGCTTGCTTGTTTAGTTGCATCGGTATCTATTTGGGAGTTTGCATTTTCTAGGACATCGGAGTTTTTACTTGCGCTACCCAATAGTTTTGCGTCCTTTTCAATTTCCTTTATAACTGCTTCTTCTAGGGTTGCTTGTTCCGCAAAGTTTAATGCTTCATCGTCTCCAAATAGATTTAATGTATTTGTTTTACTTATACCACCTCTATTGTATTCTTCTACTCTGTCTTTTACAAACCTTGATAACCCTGCATCACTTATGTTTGGGTTGTTAGCTACTTTCATAACCAATTTACCTAATTGTGATTGTATTTCTTGCATATTATGTATGTATTATCCAGTTAACTGATGGATTAAAGTAGACTACATCGGCTGTTACAGCGTGTCCTACTATTTTAACTGCATCATCTGTGCCACTTGGTACAGTTTGGGTCATTCCACCTGGGGTAGCTGTATCGAGATAAAGCACTCCACCTACAGTCCAGTTCCAAGCATCATTTCGAACCCACGACCCAGGTTCGATTACCCTTAGGGGGTTAGACACTGTTCCAGCTGCACCAGCCATCATAACTAGCACACTGCCTGCTGTACCAATTGCATCGGCATCAGTCAAAGCCCAAGTTGATGATGAAGTCATATATACACAGTCAAATTGTGCGATAGTTCCTGCTGCATTAAATGAGTTAGTTGACTTCCCATTCCAAGTGTCGTCTGCATCTGGTAGACCATCTATTTGCAAATCACCATTTAGAGTTGCCCCGTTAATCACTGGCGTAGTTAGTGTTTTGTTTGTAACAGTCTTTGTATTAGAAGTAGTTAATACATCTACACCTTCTACAGCTAGTTGACCTGCAGCACTTCTTGAAAGAGTTGTATCACTGGCATTACCTAACTCTATGTTTCCTGAAGTAGTTACGGTTGTAAACGAACCTGTTGTTGGAGTTGTAGCACCTACTGTACCATTTATGTTTATGCTGGCTGTCCCTGTAAGGTTAGTTACTGTTCCACTACTAGGAGTACCAAGTATT